ATTTTCGTAAGAACTTGTAAAATACTGGATAATAACTCCGGAGAAGTCTTCATGTAAATGTAATAAATTTATTTTATATATCTCCAATAATGAAAAAAGACGCTTTCGCGTCTTAAAGTTTAGGAGTATTAAATGTTGGCATTTTAAATTCTGGGACTTTAAAGCCTCCCATATTTGGACTCATACTGGGTGGCTTAAAACTTCCTGCGCCTGATTTATCTATCATTCTTCGCTGTTTTTCATATTCAGCATTTTCTCGTTTAACATATTCTTCAAATTCTCTTAACAGGAATTGAATACGATAAAATTCGAGTCTTTCAAGCTCTGACGGTGGAATATGAAGTTTATGAGCAAATATAAATTCAATCTTATTCCAACTGTCCAAATGGATCTGAAATAAGGAAAAGAGATTTAATCCCGCCTTGAAAGTTTAACGGAGCTGTTTGCTCCACACCCCCTTCATCTTTAAACCTAATAACAGGATCAATAGTATCGCTGAATATTTTCTTAAATTGAACCATAAGAGATATTGTCATTATATTCCAACGATTTGAATCCTCGACAAGTCTATGATAAACATCATCATTCAATCCTCTCCAGTTACGAATAATAAATGGCGCAAAATTAAGATAATCTTCATCTATAGTTTCTTGCATTCTTTGTTTTCGAATAATGTAATGTTTTAACCATTGAGTTACTCCTACACTGGGAATATCGAGTTTTAATTCTTGTCCACCTTTGGGCTTAAGAACAAAACATCTTTCATCTTCATCATAATATCTCATTAACTGAGGATCAAACGTAATATAATTGATCATTTCCTTACGAACATCAATCTTCATTTTATCAGATACTTTAACTTGAAGTTTGTTTTCTCCGTTAGGAAAAGTTAATTCATGAATAGCAAGAAGAAGATAAAAACGATCAATTTCTTTTATATCTTTCCACGATAAAATTGGGGCTTTACTTTCAGAAGGTTGATGTTGTTCAACTTTAATAGTTGCACAACGTTCAATAACATAGTTCAACATATCATCAAGAGCTGAAAGATCATCTTCTTGAAGAGTTGACCAGTGTCTAATTTCAGCACCTGATGCTGAACGAACAGCAACAACTGTATCAGGTGGATAAAATAAGCCCTGAGTAGGAAGATCTTTTATAGGAATAGGGATCCAACCAATCGTGTTAGCAAGAGGATGCTTTTCTCTCATCCAAGGCATTGATGTCTCAGGAACTTCAGTAATAGGCGGGCCTATACGATCTTCTTTAGACTTTTTTTCTTTATTAACCACTTCAGTTTCTTTTGCATATTGCTCTAGAATCTTTTCTTGGTTTTCTTTTTCGTTGTCCATAGAAATACTTTTATTTTATTATATATTTTAATATAATGAAAAAGTTAACAAGTTTTAAGAAAAATTATCTTTGTTCCATTCCCATTTTATATTCCCTAAGCCCCATATTCTTGAATATCCTTTCATAGACATAATTTCAGCTTCAGTTTTATTTTTATCAGCACCTTCTTTAACTAATTTATGTTTCATAAATCCGCTTCGATGATAACGTTGCAAGTTATCAGTCCACCAATAATTTATACCGGTATGACCTTTACATTCAAACCCTAATTTTTCATATACTTTTCCATATCCAATATCCAAACTTGAAAATGATAAAACACTAGAAGGAGAATAATTATCTAAAAAATACTTAAACAGTTTTGATGCCGCACCCCTAACATTATAATTTAAAACATTACAAAAACGCAGCAATTCATATTCATTATCCTGCTGGCTTTTATGATTCACTATTTTTCGTTTTTTTCCAAATGTCATTAAAGAAAATATTTTATCATTATCGTCAACTAGTGCAATTCGAATACTAGAATTACAGACACCTTGAATATGATTATTTTGCAAAAACATTTTGGCTTCTTTAGCGCTAATTTCCTTTATTTTATATTTTCTTGCATCTCCCTTATTTGAAACGCCTAATGCATTTAAAATTATGGATTTAACTATGTCTTTTTTAAATTCCCATTCATCACTCCATATCGTTAAAAGTTTTATGTCATTATCATGATATGTTTTCCATTTATCATAATGATAATTAACATCTAAGTATTTCTCAGAATGCCAATATAATCCGTTAAATTCTATTCCTAAATTAAATTCTGGGATAAATAAATCCAACTCAGACCCATATTTTCTAAAATTTCTTTCAACAATTCCTTTATAATGTTCATTTATAAAATCATATATTTCTTGTTCAGCTTTGCTTGAATAATTGGTTCTAATGTGTTTTTCACAATAGCGTCCAAATCCAAATCCTGGACGTTTCATTAATATTACCAATTCATTGCAATTTTTTAAAGCACACTTTGGGTGTTCGTGTATGTTATTTTTAAAGAAATATATTTTTTCCGAAAATTGTAATTCTACTTTAGAATCTAAGTTGAATTGATCAACAATTTTAAAAAAATGAGGCATATATTTTTTAAAATACTTTTCAGTTTGTTGATTAGAAGATACAAAATAAATTTCATTTAATGCAGTTCTGCAATTTTCAATATCTTCCAGCGTTGGGATATAATCCTCAGATAAATAGTATTCATGACATTTTCTGCAATATACTTTATATTTTTCAGGAATCATAACACGACTTTTCATTTTATAGTTGTCAATGCGTTGTCTCCCATGTATATTACAGTTGATAAAATGTTTACAAGCTGCGGGATATAGGGTTTTATTTAATTCTTTATTATTTCTTAAGACTACATGTGTGTTGCCTTCATTATCTTTGCATGTTACATAACCACATACGGAGCGCTGTAATTCTCCGGATATAAATCGAGGATCATCTTTTTTTACACGAACAATGTTAAAGCTTGCGTCAACGCATTTTATAAAACCACTCATTGGTTTTATAATTATATAGATAAAAGCAATTAAAGTTTCATAAAAAAAGCAATAACTCATGTTATTGCTTTTTAAACATATCGGTTTTAAGCTTTAAACTATTGTTTCATCCCAGTGATCAACTGCAAGTAAGAATCCAGTAACCTTATATATTTCCTCTGATTGATAGCTAAGAGTCATTTCTGGCATAGATGACATTGGGAATACACTGTAACATTTCCATTGCCAAAATGGTCGTCCGGCTCTATCATACATTGTAATCAATACCCATGGCGCCACATAATCTGCTTTAACGCCTGTTCTACCTGTAAGTGGGTCATATACAAGGTCACACCATTTACGAAGTGTTTTAATTGTATAAGCACTTGGAGTATGATCAACGTTAACTTCAAAATCAATACTTAAGTCCATAGTTGTTTCAGAAGGCTTAGCTCCTGCAAATCTTCTTTGAGCCCATTTGTAATATTGGGATACAGGTGATGAAGGGAATTTATGTGATTTCAATCCACCAATTTGCTGAATATTTTCAAGAAGAAGGTTTGTATTTTCTTGTGTCGAACCTATAGCCGCTGGCAACTCAATTTGTATGGTAAACATATTAAGATATATAGGTTCGAAATTTTCTTGCGATGCACGAGAATTTCTAAAGTGTGATAAACCAAATGTTCCTTGACTAGTAAAATCTGCCATATCGTTTTTCTTATTTTATTTTCATTTTTTAGAATACAAATCCTCCGGAACTAATTCCATAATCCTTGTTAAGAGTAATTCTATTAACAATTTTCTTAAGAACATCAGTAACCCAAACATTAATGTCTATGATACCAAATCCTTCTGCAATTAGTTCTTTGGGGTTATTTGTTTCGTCCATCACAACTTCGTATTTTATAAGTGCTCCAGCATCTTTAATAGTTTCAAGAATAGGAGTAATTGAGTTAACAATGTTTAATCTTGTAACTGCATTATTAAAATCAAAGATGTATTGTCCGATAACGTCTTCTATTTGTATTTCTATAGTATTAAGTAATTCTCTTACGTGCAAGTTATTGAAATCACTCTTAATAGTTTGATAAGCTGTAGAGTTTGCATATATCATAATTTGACCTGTTGTTGCCTTTTCAATAATTGAGTTATAGCCAAAAGGTTCAAGTGAATCACGGTCCTTTTTGTCAATCATGTATTCAACACCGATAACATTTGGGTTGGAAATGATACCGTTTCTATTTGCTACAGCTGCATAAGGATTTCCTCCTAAGAATTTTTTAACATATGCATTTGCTACGTCTGCTGCAGGAGGAACCATAGATACCTTTCCGCCATCATTGTATTTAAGATAAGGGCCAAATACACCGCAGTATTTTGAACCATTTTCTTCATCAGGCAATGTAAATCTAAATGATCTTTGCATATCAGGATTTCCTCCTTCTGCAATCCAATCCACATTAAGAGCAGGCTTAGGATCAACCTCTGGATCAAATCTATCTGAGAAATAAGGATCTGTTGAGGATGCAAAGTGGGCCATTGCAGGTGCATTAAGAAGAGCTGTACACTTACCTCTAGCCTTTGCTAATCTTGATAAGTATTTTTTACCGCCCAATTGATGTTCAAGACCATAAGCCATAGTATCAACAATATAACGATAAAATATCATATCAGTATTAACCAATCCTCTATGGATTCCTGGATCTTCAAGCATTGAGTAAATCTTTTCTACGCCTGCTTCTACTGAAGCTGCACCACTGGTATTAAATCCTGGAAGGTGTTTATTTAGAATGTTGAATCCGTCAAGCTTAATGAATTTATAGTGTGTTGTAATAGTTGGATCATCTATAGGTTTTTGGATAACAACATTACCAGCAGTAACATGTTCTGCTGTAGTAATTACATATCCTTCTGATGCACTATTCCAAAGTTTTTCAGTTACATAAGTAACACCTGGAATAACTCCTGGTTCATCAGTTTTTTGAATAAGAGTTCCCACTGTTACTAAAGCTGCATCTGATGCATCTGTTATTATGAAATTTCTTCCTGTTCCATCAACAGCACCAACAGTAATAGTATTATGAATAGTTGTATCCAATACACTAATATCATAGCTTAAAAATCTTGATTGAATGCCATCACTATCAGTTATTAAGTTATGTCCTACAAGATCAATTTCATAAGGAGCTGCTTCACCAGTTTCACCTATTTGCCAAGCATTACCAACTCTTACAATTTGGTCAAATGCCTGCTGATTAATGTTAATAACAAATCCGGTTAAAGCAACATTTGCATTAATGATTTCTTCGATATATTGGTTTGCGCCAGTTTTATCATAAAAATCGGGGATAATACATCCTGTCCATGAGCCAATAAGATTAACATTAGATGCATTAATAAAGTTATTCAATTTTCTTGGGATAAGACCATCTGCATTAAAGAAGTTACTGTAATATGGGTCTGTTGAAAGTCTTCCATAATCTGTCCAATCGCCTTCAACTACAACTACTTGGATAAAATAATCTTTAATATAGTCATAAGGTCGTATCCATTCATAAGGTATATTAGCCTGTGATCCAAACCAGTCAATAGCAAATACATTATATTGACGTAATGTTGAAGGAGCTTTTCTTACGATAACTGAGTAATTTTTGGGACTCGTATTAACAAACTGAAGAAGAGGAGAATCATATGCTCCACTAGCATCATATTTATTAATGACTGAAGTTTGAAGATACTCAGGGTCAGGTGTCCAGAATCTATCTCTGTTAAAAAAGTTAACATAAAAATCTGATGGATATACTCCAGCTGCTAAACTAGCATCAACATCATCAACATTTAATCCTAAACCAACAAATTCAATTTTATCGCCGTTTTCACGAGTTTCATCAGGTCTAAGTAAGTTTATTGCGATAACAGGAGATGATAACAGACATGTTTGTATAGATCTATGGAAAAACGATCCTTTTCTTTCTAACTTAGTGTCAAGAGGACCAAAAAATTTTTCAAGATCTCTGTTTGATCTAATAAAAACGGGAGTGTTATAAGGTCCCTGCATTGAAAAGCCAGGAACTAATCGTAATGCTTGGGCATTAACGATAACACGTTCTGTATTATCAATTTCAACTGTATAAACACCAGCTGATTTAAACTGTGTAAGGTCTAATGCAATTTTTGCCATATTAACGTTATTATTTTATTCTATTTATTTTTGCCTATTTCGAAAAATAATGCTAATTTTAATTATATATCCACATTAAAAACCTTATAATTAACTTTTTTGCCATGGCACATTATATGTTCTTGGGGCAAAAGGATAACTTGGTTTGTATTTAGGCAAAGGAATAGAGAATCTTCCAAAATTACTTGTCATTTCTTGAGTATCATTGTATAGCTCTTTAAATGCTTCATCACTCATATCTGAATTTTCTGAATATTTTTCAAGTAATTCATTTATATATCGTTTTATATCAGAATCTTCCATTTCATCAAGAAAATCAAAAAGCCAATCATCATATTCAGATTCATCAAATAAATGAGAAATATTTACAGTACTCATAGCTATATCATCATGAACGCCTAAACCTTTCCAGCTGCCATGTTTATTTTTTCCAAATGCCTTAAATTCTTTTAATGTTTCTTTTTCATTTATAATTAATATTCGTTGGCTAACAAGTTTTTTGCCTAATTTACAGTAAAAGTCTTTATTTGCGCCTGTTTTAAAGCCTGGTTTTTTTCTTGGTGTCCTTTCGCCAGGAATAGGTTTAGTATGATAAGTATTTAAAACAACGCTTTCATCATATTTGTCGTGTTCTGAAAATTTATCAAGAAAATGTTTTCCGTTAAAATTCATTTCAATCAATACCTTGCAAAGTTCTTCTCCGAATTGATCAAAAACAATTGATCTTGTTACTTTAGCACAATTTTCTTCATCTTTTATGTTATCACGATATAATCCTATCTGTACAAATCTGAACATATTTTTAATAATAAGTTCATCTTTTCTAAGTTTCTTTAATTGTGCTATGCTTTTAAGCTCAATACGAAATATGTTGCATACATTGTAATCATTATCTTTTAATTCATCTTCATCCTTTCCTTCCCCTGTATCTATGCTTAATACAAATCTATGTTCTTTAGAATTAAATTCAGCATTAGGATCAAAACCAGGATCCCATTTTAAATTTCGATAAAGAAGATCATCTAAATCAGTTTTTTCTAAATCATGAAAAACGTATTCTTTTTCAAGTCTTGATAAAAATTTTAAATCTGAACCTCGTAATAATAAATTAGATCCAGCCTGATTAAAATCAAGACCAAACTCCTGGGCAAAGTTTTCTTCACCAAAGTTTGCTATCATTCTTTGTTTCCATTCTTCATCATGTCCAGGAACTTCCCACCAATCAACTCGTATTGACATGAAATCGTTCATCCCCTTTTGTGATCTGTCCCATATATCAAAGAAAACGTTATCAGTACCGTTAGGCGTTGATGATATAATACACTGTGAAACTTCAGAAGATGCTAATGTAGGATAAACTGATCTCCAGAAATGGCGTGCTATTGATTTTTGAATATGAGCAAACTCATCCGCATAAAGAACATGAATAGTAAAACCGATTTGAGCTGTTTTTGTGGTTGCCTGAGAGGTTAACATACAACCATTATCTAATTTCATTCCACCCGCTCCAGCATTAATAATGCCAGGTTTTAAGAAGAATGGCAATCCTTTGAATACATCAATAACTTTACCAACAATTTCAAATGCCGTTGTTTGTTTATTAGCCAAAATAGCTAAGTTTCTATCACTATGGAAACACATGTACCAAGCAAAATATGCTGCAATAGTAGTAGTTTTTCCCGACTGGCGGCTTTGAAGCATAATCAGGTTACGGATCTGGGGAATTAAGTCCTCTGTCTTTTCATTCCACGTTTCACTTGCAAGGGCACGCAATATTTTCTTTTGATAATCACGTAATTTTACAACTCTTCTTCCAGTATCAGTAAGAAAACGGCAATATTTTTCAACAAAATACACAATATCTCGGGAACAGTTATGAAATTCTTCTATTTCTTCATGTGTTAATTGATATAAAAGATTTCCAGTTTTAAGCTCAATATCTCCCATGTGAAAACACGTAAGATCTGTTGGAATACCCATTCTAAGTTTTTCCAACGATTGCTGAACCAGTTGACTGTTCCATATAGTTGTGTTTGCCATAAAAATGTGTTTTATTCAACTAATTGAGCATCATCGATATTGGGGATAAGCCCCTCTTTATCTAAATAACCTTCAGGTGCATTTAATGTTTTAACTCGATTTATTAGTTCTTTAGTTCCTCTAGTAATAACTCCCCCATCTCCTGTTGTAATCATTCCTTTGGGCCCAGTTTGAGGTCCAAGCGCTTCAGTTCTTTTTTCTTTAACATCTTCACGGAATGATTTATAAGTTTCCTTTAGAGCTTCAACTGTCTGTATAAGTTGTTTGTTAAGTTCACCAATAGTTTTGGACATACCAGCAAAAACTTCGAACATTCTTGCGTTTACCATTCCTAAATTAACTTGATCAATGAGAGCCTTTTGCATAACTTCATTTGTTCGAAGTTGATAAATCATTCCAGATAATGATATTATATCTACTTTAAGCTTATTTTCAAGATATTCATTACTTTCTATCATATCTTCAGGAATAATAAACTTTATTGCATTTTTAAGCATTATCTCGGCTTCTTGTTCACATTTTTCTCGAAGTTCATTAAAATCTACATCTGTAACAGGTTCTGCTTTTAATCCTGGAATGTTTTCAGCATTAGTAGGAACATTATCTTTTATTTCATCGGGTGATTTATCCAACAACTTACGTAGTTCCTCTCTTTCATCCTTTGCTTTCATATGTTTTAATTTTAAGTATTTATCGTTATCGTTGTCTAGTTATATATGGCATTCTAACAATGGGCTCGGCTTGATCAGCTAAAATTAACTTATCTGCATCTTTTGAGAAATATGCCATAAGTTCATTTACCTGATGTTCTTCTTCTATCGTAGCAGAATATAGTCTTAAATTTGTTAAGTAAGCCGGTGATTTATTAACATTATATTGATCCACTACAAATGCTTGAGGTGTTAATTGAAGAGTTTCATAGAATACATTACGCATTTTTGATGCTTTATCTGTTTCATGCTTAGTCCAAACGTAGACATTATATTGTTGCCATGAATTTCCAATGTTAACAATTATTCCATACCACTGATCATCTAAAAGCTTTTCGTCTATTCTTACGACATAAGCATCATCATCAGGATATTCATTACTATAATTTATTGCTATATACTGATTTGCATAAATATTTGCAGATAAAACATGATCACCAAATATATCAATCCCGTCTATAATTGATATAGGTTCTTTAGTCATTATTTTGTATCCTTTTTGAGTACTCCAATCTGATCTTATTTCATTAAGATGTTGAACTACAAAGGGGCTTACCATACAATGAAGCTGAAAAGGATTAACACTTATTGCTGCAATCTTTGCATAAAAATTAAGAGCACCTATGCGAGATATTGTTACATAATCTCCAATTTTAAAGTTTGTTGTTTTAGCTGGAGTTCCAGGCGATATTGAGTAATTGGTTCTAGTTAATAAAGATGCGTCATAAGATAAGAAAAAATCAGGGAAATTTTCTATAAAAGCTTCATCATATGATACAGGTGCAATATCTAAAACATTATATTCTTTGTTAATTTCAGATATTGTACGTGGCATTACCCAAGCGACTAAACATCGATCTGAAGTTTCTGTGATTCTGTCTTGGCCGTTATAAACAATTGCGTTCTTTGAAGAAGAGGTTTGCAAATCATAAAATGATTGAGCCGCAAGAG